AGAGAGGGCTTCGGAGGTGGTTTTAACAAGAACACTATCTCCAACCTCCATCTTATGCACTACTTCTACCCATTTTCCTCTACCCTTTGGGAACGGTATATTTTTCTCGATCTTCATTACATATCCTCCGAAGTAATGTGGATAGTCTTACCCACGTCTGAAGTCGCACCTTCATTGTCCAAGATGCACCAGAGTGTAGGCAGAGACCAACTACCCCAACCACCGTATATGTAACCATCTGTCAGAACGATACACGCTTGCGCGTTGATGTTCTTATCTTGCAGATACTGAGGAACACAGCGTACATCTGTACCGCCACCACCTTCTGGTTTAGTTGACTCGACTATGCCTCCTGCTGTTTCCATGTCGTAGTACTCGTCACGACATACCTCTGTATCCCAGTAGACAATCCTGATACCTGAAGGCTTTACAGTGTCCACCACCTCTTTGACTTCGGTCAAGAATGCTGACAACTGTCTACCGCCAATAGATCCAGATGTGTCGATAGCCACAACCAATTCACCGACTTGCTCCGTTATGCCACTAGGCATATAGATACCTGACGATAAGTATCTGCGATTTGGTTTACGGTATGTGCTGTAATCTTTCCCTGCACACGTATCCGTAATAAATTCACGCAACACCTGACGCCAATCAATCTGTGGTTTAAGTAAGTCTTCAAGGTCACGATCACCACCGCTCCCGACTTTCCCTGCAACAAGCAAACCCTGACGAACAGCTTCCTCGATCTCACGACCTAGTTCACGCTTCTCTTCGTCTGACATTTCTTTTGCGCCATCCCAGTCGTGATCATCAAATGGTTGCTGTCCATTCGGTAGTTCACAACTACCGTTGCCGCCATCATCGTGACCAGTTACCGAGCCTCCTTTACCGGGGCTTTGAGGTTGGTTCTTACGCAGAGACTTGTATACCTGTGCGCTATCCATGCCACGATACTGCACGTCATAACAACCGTTCACCAACACGCCAGTCATGGTAGCAAAACCATCTTGGTTCTCTTCGTCAATCTTGAGATTGATAACAAAGTCATTAGCGCAGTTAGCAAGATGCGGATCTTCGTCATACAAGTGTCGCCACGTTGTAAGATGCTTGAACAGCTTGTGATACACCTCATGCAATACAAGGAACCTGAGTTCTGGATCTGTAAGTTGCTTCACAAACTCACGTCCATAGAACTCGTCACGTCCATTGGTACATGCCGTGGGGACTTTGGGGTCGTCCGTGATGGTACGCTCCCCAATCATTAGCACACCACACAACGCGACATACTTCTCGCTACTCATTATGGACACAACGGCTTTTGATAGCCGTTGCTCCTCAGTTAGATTTTGTATAAACATTAGTTATATTCCTTTCCTTTAGTTTCTACGTATAGATGTAAACTCCAAATAGGATTTTCTCTGCCATCCTCTCCGATTACAGAGATTGTATCCCATTCCCATTTTGCTGAACCAAGCTTTTCTTCAAGCACTTGATCCAAGCCCATTAGCACTTCAGCAGTGTCGTTATAGAACCTATCTTCTTCAGTCATTGTTACTCTCCGATAAAAATGATTTCATTTGTTCTTGTGAAAATTTTCTAGACCTCGGTGTAGGGGAATTGATAATAAGTTTTTTAAGTAATTCCGCGATTGCGGTCATGTCACGTACTTCCACATCTTTTTTAATTTGATCCAAAACCTCATCAATAAGTTTATCCATCGTTACTCCTCACACATCTGCTGTATACAAATGATTGTTCTTCAATGCCCAGTCACGAAACACTTGCGAACCCATCACCATTGCTTGCTTGCTGTACTTTGGTGAACGGACACCATTGGCAAACATAGCTTGCGCTTCGGTATCAAGACGTTCCATGTAATCCATCCAAGGCTTGACCCAATCTTTCTCCAACGTAGACAGAGTTCTGTACACAACCATACAGACAGCCGCCACGGACTTGGGAACAATAGCGTTCTTCGGATCGTTCTTGATACTTTCCAAGCTAGGCAACTGATCGGACATCTTGACGTGTGTCATAATCAATGCCGCGGCTTGATCACCGACTGTACCAATCAGTGCCGCGTGTAGCGTCACATCGTCAAGGTGTTCCCGCTTCTTCAGTATGTCTGAACACGCGTGTAAAGATCTTGGTGTAGAGAACGATACACGTTGCGCCTTCGGGTGAAAGATAAAGGGGTTCTCAGTAGGATCTTTCACGTCTTCGTATGACTGACACAACTGTGGGTTATCCTTGATGCAACCAAGCATTGTGTGATCCCAACCGTCATTGATACCAAACTCGATAACTTCCAAGTGGGTACTCTTACGGATCTGAACCACAATGATACGGTTACAAGCGTGTGGCGGTAACATGTCACCAACACCTTCACCACCCTTGTTTGTCGTTGCAAACACGATGCTGTCAGGATGTAGTGAAACACTACCAATCTTGCGCTCCAACATGAAACGTAAGAGAGCAAGTTTCACGGCAGGGTTACCCTTGCCATATTCGTCCACCATCACAATGACAGGTCTCATGTTACCGTTCGCATCTTTGAGGTGTAACCCCAACTCTTCGTTGGGAACCATACGGACACAACCATCTTTCTCGACTGAACCTAAGTCAGGGATCATAACGTCGCCGAGATCTTTGGTAGTCATGTCAAAATATATCGGTACGTGATTGGGATGCTGTTCTGCCAACATAGTGAGCATGGAAGATTTACCTTGCCCCATGTCACCCTGTGCAAGAACGGTACGCTCCTTGCCCACTGTTGATATCAGGTTTACAGTTTGATCTAGGTTAAGCGCATACTGCGCGTGTACTTGATTTGTCATTTATACTTCTCCTTATAATGACGGTTGAAAATCTAGGGTTGGTAAGGCGGCAATAGCTAAATCTACTGCGGCTTTGGTTTCGGCACGGAAGTAATCATCTTCACGCAAGGCGTCAGGCGTTACATCCGACATGGTTTCTTCCAGACGATCAGCCATCGCGGACATCTGTATAGAACCTGTCACGTTACACACACGTAACAACTCGACCATATCCTGTACGTTAGTCACCAACGTATCGCGGAAGATCTTTTTGGTCTCGCTGTCTGAGTAGTCCAGACGTTCGGACATATTTTTAAGATGCTTGTGTAAACGTGTCCACACGTCACTCATAGCTTTCTCATATTGCTGGGTGTAGAACGTGTCGTACTGCTCCTTCACTTCACGCAATGCATCATTGCCAATGTCCACACGAAAATCCCCTGCGTCAGGCAACGGCATATAGTTAATGCCCATGTCGAACTTGCGTGTGAGAGACTGAAGTGTTGGGTAGTCTTCACGTAAGAACAAGTCACCAAGCTTTAGCTGTACATCCACAACTGCGTCTTCGTATTTGCCGAGGAACGACTGAACAAGTTTCTCGAACTCGCCTTTCATACCTGTCATTGCTTCCTGATACTTGAAGAACTGTTTAGTCGGTAACAGCCGCAAGCCAGAGTTTGACCAAGGCATGGTCATATTCGCATGCATAGCACGAGTAGCTGTGACGTGTTGCTGTATCGCTTTCAAGTCGTCGTTGTCTGCGAGCAATGCTTTGTTGACTGAAGCTACACCGTCTTTGGCGTGGTTCTGTACTGTCACATCTTGTGATGCTCGCTTGTCTTTCTTTCTACCAACCCAGTTAGAGATGTTGACCTCCACTAGCATTGCGGATGAAGCAAGTGTTGCTTCGTGAGTTTGTAGTTCTGAACTACCGTTTTTGATTTCGTCAGTCATTAGACTTCCCTCTCTTCTAAATAATCATCTATGGCCTCTTCGCCATCGTTTACTAATCCAGAAATCAATTCCGCAACCGCGTCCATGTTTCCGCTCTCCACATCTTTCTCGATCTGATGCAAGACCTCTCTGATGTTAAACACTACGCCTCTCCCATATACTTGTTGAGACCTAGTAGGTCTGATTTACGTGTGACAAGAGTTGCCCCTTGCTTGTGCGCGACTGGTGCGACACACCATGATTGTCGCTTTTGCTCTGCGTTAGTTTGCCCACAGTCAAGACAGATATTGTATCCCAACTGCCAACGTCTTACGTCATAGATTGTACCGCAATCGATACAGGTTGGCTTTCGTGCCATTGTCGTTCTCCTTTCGGTGTAGTTATGAACTACGTGTTTTTGCTTGGTAACGAATTACCGTGTCGTTGTCGCTTACAGGACAACTTATATACACAATACCACATATAGTGGTAAATGTCAAGTAATCTGACGCTAGGGCTATTTACTGACATAATGGTATATTGTTCGTTTTCTGATGGTATATGAGGGTAAATCATTAATGTTCGTTAATGTTCGTTATGTGGTGGCTATAACTTATTGAATGTAAAGTAATGTTCTAATGTTCGTTTGTTCTTGGACTTTATGAGGGCGGAAATGTGATTGTAAGGATGCGTACAAATAGCGTGATGAGAGGGGTCGCGTACGTAGGGTATCTTTTTATTTAAAGAACATTAGGAACATTAGGAACATTATAATAAAACCAATGACTTATTTTTGCACCAAAACGAACATTCAGGAACTTTATTGCGAACATTAGAGACGCAACGCTGATTAGTAACTGGTATAGAAAGATGTAGTTACAAACTACAAGTAAGTGCAGGTATCTTTCAGGGGAGGCTATATACTTTGTGGAGAGATGTTGTTAGGTGATACACAACTTATAAGGTTAACCAGGTTAGCCTGATTAATTTGAATAACTGAATAACTGAATAACTGAATAACTGAGGCGCGAAGCTGATCAAGAACTGGTATTATATGTTGTAGTTCACAACTACGCCGAAAGCAGACGCAACGCTGATTAGTAACTGGTATTAAAGCCCCAAGCCGTAAAGCTTGAGGCAATAGTTTATAAGGCTTCAAAAAAGCCTAGACCGAAAAAGATGTATATCCATAGTGCAAGCATTACCGCTATGATTGCTAAGCAAAATATGTCTTCAAGTATATCTCGTATAGTAGGTTTATAGACTTTGTATTTACGTTTCATTTTATGTTTCCCATTTTGTGGGGGAAGCTTTCGCTTCCCCCTGTTAGATTACTTATCTTTATTGATAAGAGTGAAACCGACAGCCTTTGCAACCTGTCGATATGCGGCTTGAATTTCTTCAACATCCACACTTTCGGGTAGATTGTCTGGATCAATGTTATTGACGTTGTCGAAAAGCTTCTGGACTTCCGCGCCGTGTCTCTCGACGAAAGTCCTTGTTTGAGTACCGCCACTCGCGATGCGCTCTGCTTTACGCTGACTCTTGATAACAGCCTTGCCGAGATCTTTAAGGATGCGTTTGGTCAAACTGTTCCAGTAGTTCCAATTCTTTGGTCTACCTTGCGAGTTAAACCTAGTACCGTCATGATCTTCAGCAATCTGCCCATCGGCTTTTGCCGCGCCAAGTTTAAGCAATGCTCTCGCTTTGACTGGGTGACGTTCCACAATCAATTCAAGCGTGTGCTTGATCTGCTCTGGCGACATTGTCTCTTTAGTAAAGTCAATGCCCAGTTCTATTGCATGGGCAATAAGCTTACCGCGTGTCTTTACACCTTTAGTCTGAGCTGTTCCGTCAGCCTTCAAAAGTGTTACGAAGTTATTAGATAAAACGATATTTGACATAGGGTTTCCTTTCTTATGTCGGTTTGCCCGAGGCATTATTACCTTGTGACAAGATCTTTATACGTGATTTCTGGGCGCGTGTCTCGCAAGTCGTGTAGTTTTAAACTACAATAATGGCCTATTGACCCCCACCGCCCCCCACCCCCCGATATACTGCTTGGCCTTGCACAACTATATAATACTATTCTGCACAAATATTTTGAAATTTGACCAAATTGACCCCCACCCTACCCCCCTACCGGAATCGGTTTTGTTATAATTGTTTGATTATCGGGAAAAAATTTTCTATATATTAAAAAAACGGGTGGCCTATGGCGATACATATTGAACCAGAAAAAGGTATAAAAAGGCGTCCTGCGCCAAAGCTAAATGATCTCGCGGTGCAGACTAGCGCCGCTACCGAAACGGCAGAGTACTTGCATATCAACGGACTGGAGATAAAACCTAATGCTGAAGATAAAGACATTGCTGCAACGCTTGCGGTCTCTTATGCGGAAGACCCCGAAAAAACCTCAAAAGCAGCCACGACGAAAAGGGTAGCGAACCTGACACCTGCATCTTTAATTATGACAGATCGGATACTGAAGGATTTCGGTCACTCTGTTGTGAAGAGCGCAGCACAGGTCAGGCATCTTGTTACAAACAGGTTGATAGAAGAGACGGACAACCCTGACCCCCGTATACGTATACGCGCACTGGAGTTACTCGGTAAGGTTAGCGATGTAGGATTGTTTTCAGAAAAGACAGAAGTGACAATCACCCACCAGACTACCGATGATCTTAAAGATAGATTGCGTGAGAAGTTAACAAGATTAGTAAATCCTGAACCACATATTGAGGAAGCCATCGTGATAGAGGGCGAAACGATTGATGTAGATAAGGAACTAGGTCTGGATGACGACTAACCTCGCCGAAATCGCTACAGACATGGAGTTCTCTCCAGAAGAGATACAACACATGCTGGACAATTTGGATAGCTTTGATGCTGAAGAGCTTAAAGAGATCGACAAGATTGTAGAGGAGCTGTCTACGAGAAACGCAAATCAGGCATCTAGGGATGATCTGATAGAGTTTTGTAAGCGTATGCAGCCTGACTATAAGGTTGGCAGACACCACCGTATTCTAGCAGATCAGCTTATGGCACTGGAGGATGGGTCAAAAGACAGGGTATGTGTTAACATCCCACCCCGCCACGGTAAGTCGCAGCTTGTGAGTATCTTCTATCCCGCATGG